GGTAATTAATTCCGAAGTAAATGTAAACGGAATAAAAAGAAAATTGCAGGGACAATCAAATTATGTATTGAATGGTGGTGTAAACATACATAATAAAAATGAAACACTTAATATAACTTACAATAGAGTAGGAGATAGAATCTCAGCAGTAGGATTTCAAGGTTACCCAGACATCTTTGAAAACAGCAGAGATGTATTGGATATAACCTATTTACATAAACTCAAAAATGGGGAAATAAAATTGGCAATAGGTGATGTATTTGGCCAATCATCAATCTATTATCAAAAGTTACAAAACCGAAATCTAATAAGAATAAACAACGAACAAACAATTTCACTAACATTAAATTTAACATTATGAGAAAACTATTAGGACTTATTTTAATTTTGGGACTATTCAGTTGCCAAAAAGAATTAGGTGGAAATGATGCACCTATAAACATTCCATTAACAACAACATTAACTGGAAACATCAACACAACCACAACTCTTACATCAGATAAGGTGTGGACATTGAAAGGATATGTTTATGTAACCGATGGTGCTAAACTTATCATTCAACCTGGAACTATTATCAAATCTGATATTAGTGAGAAAGGTGCATTGTGTATCGAAAGAGGTGCACAAATAATTGCCGAAGGAACTGCAACAAAACCAATCATATTCACTTCAGGCAGACCAGCAGGAGAAAGAACTCCAGGTGATTGGGGTGGTATTGTAATATTGGGTAGAGCAAAAACCAATAGAACATCAGAACCAACTATTGAAGGTGGTATTGGTAGACCTTATGGTGGAACAAACGATTTAGATAATAGTGGTGTTCTAAAATATGTAAGGATTGAATACGCTGGAATTGCAGCAATGCCAAATTCGGAAATCAACGCATTAACATTGGGTGGTGTTGGCAGTGGAACAATCATTGAGAATGTTCAAACTATCTACGCTAACGATGATGCATTTGAATTCTTTGGTGGAACTGTAAATGCTAAAAACTTATATGCATTCGCAACCGCAGATGATGATTTTGATTTTGATTTTGGATATACCGGAACTATTACAAATGGTGTATCAAAGAGAGACCCACAATTCGTAGATAACGGAGATGCTGGAAATGGTGTTGAGTGTGATAACGATGGAACAGGTTCACCGGCACAACCATATACACATCCTAAATTATTGAATATGATTTTAGTTGGACCTAATGTATCAACTGCATTGGCAAACCACAATTTAGGTTTAAGATTTAGGAGAGCAACACAATTCACAATGAAGAATAGTGTAATTTGGGGATGGATGAAAGGTGGATTGAGTTTGGAAAGTAATGAAACTGCACAATTCGTAAAAGATGGAGTTTCGGTATTTGAAAACAATTCAGTAGGAACATTTAATCCTACATTGAACTTTATCAGTAGAGCAACTACAATCTTAACAAATGACCAACTTAAAACTTTAGCGTTAGGTAAAGGTAATAAAGAGATAGATGTGGTAATACCCGAATTAGATAAACCAATATGGGTAAATGGATGGACTAGATTCCCATCAAAAGGAAATTAAAATGAAAGGGAGATTTATTCTCCCTTTTTTTATATTTATAGGTAACTAAATAATATACCTATGAAAAATCTATTATTTTTACTAGCGTTTATACCAACATTAGCTTTCTCACAAGTTAGTAGTTGGAGAAGTAACCCACCTACACCTCAAAGGTCTACACCATCAATGTCACCATCTATTTCACAAAGAAACGATGTTAGCAGATGGAGAAACGAATCACCGAGAGAGTTTAATAGACCTCCGAGAACAAGACCGGGTTCAAATATAATTGTTAGAGACCCATGGGGTTGGAACAATTGGGGTTGGGGATGGAATCGTTGGGATATGTGGGGAGCACCTGCGTTTGGTTGGAACTTTTGGAACCCTGGCTTTTATTTAAACGATTGGGGATACCGTCAACCTGCAAGAGTGTATGTTTATGATAATGGTAGAATGGATACTATTAGAGGTAAGAAACCAATTATCAGTTTTGGTATTCAAAAAACAGGCGGTAATCAGATTGGTGGATTCTTTACAATGGGAAACAAAGCATATTTTATAGCTGAATACAATTCAACATTCGAAAGAGATAATTCAACATTCTTTCCTTATGGTAATATAACACAAGTAGATTTTCCAATGGTAAGTGATTTGGTTGAAAGGAGAAATTTCTATGTGGGTGTTGGTAAGAGAATCAAAAGAACAGGTATTCACCTTATGGTTGGTAGTGTGACTGAAGATGTTAAGTGGAGAGGTAAGGATGATATTGGATACATTACTTTCCCAAAATATAAAGATAGATTTACAACTGTTAAAGTTGGAGCGTTACATGATTTCAAAAATTTAACGATAAAGTACGATTATGACCCAATAGTCAAAAATAGCACTTTTGGTTTGGGTATCAATTTCTAAAATGAAAAAATGGGTATTGGTTTTAACGATAATTGTTATGTCTTTATTCGCTACGGAAGCGATAGGGCAAACTTATACCCAAACATATAGGGATAAATGTACCGGTGAAATTAAAGTTGCAACAACCACAATGGCAAATGGGTTTGCAACGGTATCATTTTATAATCAGGTAAGAGTATTTTCTCCGCAAGAAGTAATGACGGGAGCAGTTCAACTTTGGATAACTGCAACCTATACCGCTTGGTCAACAATGGGATGTCCAACTAATCAGGTTGTTCAACAAACGGTAACAAACGCAGTAGCACAAGCAACATCACAGGCTGCATCAGCAGCAGCTTCGGCAGCAGCATCAGCTGCTAGTTCAGCCGCTTCATCTGCGGCAAGTTCTGCAGCAAGTGGAGCTGCTAGTTCAGCCGCTAGTGGAGCTGCAAGTGGAGCCGCTTCTGGGGCAGCAGCATCATCAGCTGGTTCTACACCACCACCTCCACCTGCATCATCAGGAAGCAGTGCTTCTGGAGGTTCTGGAAGTAGTTCTGGTAGTAGTTCATCTTCATCATCTTCATCTAAAACAGAAACTAAAACGGAGACCAAATCAGAAACAAAATCTGAAACTAAATCGGAATCTAAATCTGAAAGTAAGTCCGAATCAAAAGAAGAATCTAAATCTGAAAGTAAATCGGAAGAAAAGAAAGAGGAATCTAAATCGGAAGATAAGCAGGAAGAAAAGAAGGAAGAAACCAAAGAAGAAAAGAAAGAGGAGAAGAAGGAAGAAAAGAAAAAAGAAGAAAAAAAGAAATCCGTAGCAAACCCAATGATGTTAGCATCTGATTTGGCTGGAACGGAGGATATGGAAGGTAGGTATGCAGTAATGATGAGTGTGGGTGTTTCTAAATCATCTCTTATGGGTGATAAATCATATTCAGCTACCGCACTTATTTGGAGTACTATGAATCAATTCGCACTATCAGGTGGTATCACTAAGATGGATTTTGAGGAAGGTAAATTAAATGCGATACATTCATACGGAACTACATTTGCGTACCTTAGAGGAACTCTTATGAACCTTAATGGGTACACCTATATTAAGCCACACCCTAAGTACGGAACATTTGGATACAATGTTGGTATCATAACCTTAATGATGCCTAGAATGGGTGAAAGAGGATATGATGTATCCCTAAGTGCATCCGCAGTTGGATTTTGGATGAAACCATTTCAGTATAGTAGAAAGGTTACTCTAACTCCACAATTATTCGTAATGCAATCCCCAATAGCTTGGAATACAATGACTGGAAATAGTTCAGTAAGTAGAACACCCGGTGCAATCGTTGGTTTGGGATATGATTATAAAATAAGTAAAAGATTTGCATTATCAACCGCATATAGAGGAGCAATGACCTTTGAACCTAAGTTTAATTTGATGCATAACTTCCAAATTGGTTCAAAGATGTTATTTTAGAATAAATCAATATTTATACACATAAAAACTAGTCTTATGAAAAAATTTGTTAATTTTAAAAATATTGCCATAGCAGCTTTGGTAATTTACATCCTTTTACAATGGTTTAACCCAGGTGGGGTTATGCCGGGTGGAAGAACTATCAGAATTGATGGCAAAAAATATGAAGTATTAAAACATACAATCGATACTGTTGAAGTTGAAAAGATTAAAACAGTAACTAAAAAAGGTGAAGATATTATACATGAAGTAATTGATGTGGATACATTAGTTCTTAGAGAATTAGTAAATGTAGATACTGCTGCATTACTCAAAGATTACTTAGCAAAAGTAATTTATAAAGATACATTAAAATTAGATGATGGTTTAGGATTTGTAGCCGTAACCGATACTATTCATAAAAATAGAATCAATGGTAGAACATTTACCGCAAATGTAAAAGAAAGAATCATCAAAGAAGAAATGATTGTTAAAGAGCCTGCAAGAAATCAATTATATTATGGTTTGAATGCTGGATTTAACAAAGAAGATTATGTATCTGCGATTGGAGCTGGTTTAATCTTAAAAACTAAAAAAGATAAAATCTATCAAATCGGATTGGGTGTAAATAATAGAACAATTGATGGTACTAATGGTTCATTCTCACCTTATGTTGGTTTTGGTACTTATTGGAAAATTAAAGTAAAGAAATAAGATGATAAAATTAATGGGTATTGTAACCGGAAAACCTAAAGTAAACGAAGTAAGGGATACTACGCAAATTATAGAGAAGATAGCTAAATTGACTGATAGAAACGACCATACTGGTGCTGTAGTCGAATTGGCAACATTTTTAAATAATACAAAGGCTCTTAAATTATTACAAGCAATTGAAACAATACATGATATTGAAGGTTCTATGCCATCCGAAGTTTCTAAATATAGAAGTAGTATTTTAAAAGATTTGACAGATAAATTCAAATCAAAATACGGAGATGATGCAGCCAAAGAATTAAATAAAGCGTTTTAATATGATAAAGCTAAAAGATTTACTAAACGAAGAAAAGCCAGGTTTGTGGGCAAACATTAGAGCTAAAAGAGCTAGAGGTGAAAAACCTGCACATGGTAATTCCGATGCACATAAAGATGCAGTTAAAGCTGGTAAAGAAATAAATAAAGAAGAATCAGTAAGTGAAGGATTGTATCATGTAGGATACAATAAAGGTAGAGGACAGGGTACGGGAGTTTTTAAAGATTCTTATTCATCATATAAAGATGCTAAGAAAGCAGTAGAAAAACTTGAAAAGGAAAGAGGTGGTTCATATAATATGGTTGCTTACTATGTAGCCGATAAAGATGGAAAGTTTGTAAGAGAATCGGTAAACGAAGCAAAAGCACCTTACGAAGTATATCATAAATCATATACATCAGCAATCGAAGCAGCTAGAGAATATGCGGAGAAAAAAGGATTTGAAATAGATAATGATGATTCTTTTAGAAAAATAGGAATGGGACCTCGTAAACCATCGGAGGGCAAGACTAATAGTTTTAGCATACAACTATCTAAAGATGGTAAGTTACAAAGAAAGCAACTTCATATCCAAGTATATGGTATGAAAAATTCTTATGAGCTAAACGCGTATATCGGATAATAAATGAAACTTTCAGAGTGCATTATTGTATCTAAGGAAATAAATGATAAGTTCATCCTAGCCAAAAATAGAGACAGAGCTTATAATCCATCTTTGGAAATTGTGCATACTATCATTGATGGTGTGGAAGTTGCATATCTACATGATTTAGTAACCGATTGGAGTGAAGGATTAAACGAAAACGGCATTGGTGTTGTAAATTCTGCGCTATTAGTTGGACATGATGAAGCCGAACATAAGATTGTAAAGAAAGGTGGAAAGCCGGGACCTGATGGGGATAAGATGAGAAATATCATTAAGCAACCTACCTTAATGAAAGCGGTAAGAGCAGCATTACAATATAAGGGTAAGAGTGGATTATCTTTAAAAGGTCATACATTTGTGTCATCTCCAAAACACATGGTTAGTATTGAAACTACATCAAAGCATAAGCCCGATGTTAAACTTCAAAATTCGGAATCATCCGTTGTTCGTACAAATCACGGACACATGTTTACCGATGCGGGATATACACATGGTGAAAAATATCTAAGTTCAAAATTGAGAAAAATATCAGCAGAAAAATCAGTTGATAAAGTAGAAGATTGGAAAGGAATAGCACAAGCTATGAGAAAAGAATACTTTCCAAAAAAACCTCAATTGAATATGAAAAGAGATACAAAAGAGATGTCTACTTCATCTCAAACTGTAATGAACCTAACTGATAAGGTATTACAAATAACATACTTTAAGAACAAAGTAAATGAATTCAAAGGTATTAATAGACAACTACCTGATGGATATCAACCTAAGATTACAATAGAAGTAATCCCAGTTTAATTTCAACATTTTAATAGAATCATATTTATATACATACAAAATGTAAATATATTAATATGTCAACAGAATTCGAATTATTTAAAGGAAAGAATCTAAGTTCTCTTTTCGAAGATATCTATAACAACCAAACTTCAAAGAAAGCAAAGATAAGTAGTTTAATAGAAGAACTTAAAAAGATGATTAAGCATGCTGGAGATGTGGCAAGCGTAGGACCTATCCTATCTTCACTAATTGATAGTTCCGTAAAGAACGATGACCAATTAGTTAAACTTGCAACAATAGCAACTAAAATTATAGCATCGGAAAAGAAAACCGAAGGACAGGATGGGTTCTTAACTGAATTTGAAAAGAATCAATTACTTAAAGAATTGGAAGAAACTAAACAAGAAGTTGAGAGAGTGGATGATTTGGAATTTGAATTGGAAGATTTAAAAAAGAAAATGAAGTAATATGAGTAGAAGATTCCGTTCAACCGCACAAGAAGGAACACAACAAAACGTATCTAATACAGGTGTTGTTTATAGTATCATTTTGGATTCATCACATCCTAAATATAAAGATGCTAGTGATATTGGTGGGATAACTTTTAGAATGTTATCAGCTGATGACCCATCAGCAATTGCAAAAGATACAGAATTACCAATAGCACATCCGTTTGATAAAAGTTTTATAGATTTACCACTTAGAAATGAATTTGTTTCTATTATAATTAATAATGGTAGATATTTGTATAAACGAATATCAACAGATGTAGCTGGTAATAAAAATATAAGTGGTGCGTATGATACTATATCAAAAAAGTTTGGAGGTAGTACAAGTAATGATGATGAATATACAGAGGGAAATAAAGTTGATGTATATCAAAGAGCAGAAGACACGCAAATAGCAAGAGGTGATACAACTGGAAATACTGCAATAAAATATAATGGATATGGTTCTTATTTTAGAGCTTCAAATGTACATAGATTATCTCTAAATGAAGGAGATACTTTAATAGAATCTAGATTCGGACAAAGTATAAGATTTTCTGCATATAACAATTCCAATAAATCATTTGCACCAACTACAATTATTAGAAATAACGAATCACCACTAACACAAATAACTCCAGCATCATCTGGGAGTATAGTTGAAGATATTAATAGAGATGGTTCAGCAATAGTATTAAGTTCTGGTGAATATGTGTTACCTTTTATTCCTGGCACAATAAATGAAAAAGGTACTACTGATTTTCAAACTCAACCAAAATCATTCAAACCATATCCTGAAATACTCAAAGGTGACCAAGCTTTAATAAACTCCGGTAGAATAATCCTATCCGCAAAAAATGCGGAAATGATGTTCTATGCAAAAGGTAATGTTGGGTTTATATCCGATGGACAGTTTTCAATTGATACTAGACTTGGTATGAATGTTAGTGTAAATGATAACATAAGTTTTGTTACAAATAATAGAGATTTTCAAGTATTTGCTGGAAATGGTTCTGTTTTCTTAGGTAGTAAAGATTTAGAACCTATGGTTAAGGGACAGAAATTAGTGGATATTCTAAGTGAATTAATACAAGCTATTGGTGATATGCAATTCTTAACACCATCAGGACCAACGGCAATAGGACCTAAAAATAAACCTGATTTTGGAAAAATACATTCAAAATTAAATGATATACTTAGTAAATTAAATCAAACAGCATAATGGTAGATAAAAATAAAGTCAGACAATCGGCAGATGGCAAAGTAACCGAAGCAAAAGGAGCAGCCGCAGGTGCAGCCGATGCTGCAAAAAGTAAAGTTCAAAATGCATTTTCTGATTTGAAAGGTGATGTTAGTGTATTACTAAAAGGACTTAAAGATTCATTGGGTATACCCGATTTACCAAAATTTCCAAAGAAGCCTGCATTTAAAGAACTTAAAAAGTTTAAACCAAAAACACCACCCGAACCAAAAGCATTTCAAAAAGAGGAAAAGAAATTTGAGTTTGGACAGGCATCGCCAATAGCAACACCAGCACCTAAACCTGCTCCACCAAAAGGAAATTTATCTTATAGATATGAATGGGATGGTAAACGGATATCTGTTATGTTTTATGAAGGTGAGAGATATGTTGATGCGGTTGGTTCACTTTCATTCAAAGGTAAAGTTACAGAAGAAAGAGCTGTAGAATTATTTATCCAGAATTATAAAGCAGAAAATAGAAATTTAGAAAGCTGGGGAATGCAAAAAATAACTAAATAATGTCTTGGGAAACTTTCAAACAAAATATACTAAGAGTAGCAAATAATCCAGAAGGAATTTCGGATATCGATGTTGTTGCTGAATTGTATGCAAAGGAGTATGATGCTGCAGTTAAACGTGGTTTTGATAGAGCTCATTCACTTCCTTTGATTTCTGGAAATGTTGAAATGATGAAAACATTTTTTAAATCTGCATTACAAAAAGGTCTAAGCGCATCTCAACCTTATGATTTGGTAGGTGAAATGGGTGAGGGTGTTAAAGCATATTGGGCTGGAGCTGTTATGGCAACTGCACCAATACCATTACAACCAGCTCCGGGTAGTACAGCCAATATACAAGTTACACAAAATCTTATTACTGATGTTGGAGTTTGGCAAAAACCACAATCATCAGTAAATACAGAACCAAATTTTGAATTGAGTAATGAAAGAAGAGCGGAAGTACAAGAACAATTAGAAAGAGCTACAACCAATCATACTAAAGCATTAGTAGAGAATAGACTTGTTGAGGCATCTACTTTTGAAGATGAAATAAATAAATGTGAATCTATATTAATTGAAAATGAGGAATATAGAATAACAATACCACCTGATGCAGTTAAGTTAGGTACATTAGATAATATACCACAAAATACAGCACCAATACCTGCACCAGCACCGCAAACGCCAACTGAACCAACTACATCAGCTCAAACACAAACTCAAGAAGAAACACAAACTCCAGAAGAAACGGATGCGGAATTAGAAGCATTTTTAGCAGGACCTACGGTTGAAAGAATAAGCGCTGGACAAAATGAAGGGTTTAAATGGAATCAAGGTAAACCATTTGTTCAAGGATTTAGAGCAGGTGGTGGTCCTGGTGGTTTTGGTGGTAGCTTTAATCAAACATATCCACCACCAACATTTCCGCCAAATGCATCACTTGGTTTAAAAGCAGTATTAATTGCACAAAACGATGAAGCTAATGGGGTAAGAGAAATTCCCAAAGAAAGTGATACTGGGCATGCTAGAATTGTTCAAATGCAAAAAAACGGAGCAGGTGGTGGGACCGGATTTGCTTGGTGTGCATGTGCGGTTACTACTTGGTGGCAAGAAGCTGGAGCAGTTATATCAGGTCATCCGAATAAAGCATACGTTCCAACTTGGGTTAAATGGGCTATTGATAATAGTAGATGGGTTAGTAAAGTAGATGGAGCAAATCCAAATTATGTACCAAATGTTGGTGATGCAATTGTATATGGATGGGGAAGTATGAATAATGACCATGGTGGAATGGACCATATTGGATTGGTTTTAAAAGTAGATGGTGGAAAGGTATATGGTATCGATGGTAACTATTCAGCAGCAGTAACTACACATGTAGCTAATCCAAAAACAATTAGAGGTTATATAATAATAGGATAAAATTAATTTAAGTGTCAGCAATACAACCAACAGATAATACGGGATTAATAGTAGATGAGTTTATATCTTATGCAACCAATCACTTAAATAGTGTTAAAGGTACGATATATACTGTATCAGTATATCCACCATTAGGAACTCCAAATATTGGTGTACTAAATTGGACTGGATATTCCGTTTCACCTGCAACTAGAACTACAATAGTAACCGAAGATGAGTTTAAGCCAAAAGAAGATGTTGAACCACAAGAATCGGTATTGGCAACTAAAGAAGAAAGTATTCAAAATGGAACTAGTGAAGAAGAAATAGATGCAGAATTAGAAGCATTTTTAGCAGGACCTACGGTTGAAAGAATAAGCGCTGGACAAAATGAAGCATTCAAATGGAATCAAGGTAAACCATTTGTTCAAGGATTTAGAGCAGGCGGCGGTGGTGGTGGATTTGCTTCTGGTGGTGGTGGTATTATAAACGTAGATTTGGGTGCATTAGATTTAAGTGCTGATTGGATTACACTAGCAGCTAAATTTATTGCTAAAAATGAAGGTTTTGCAAAAGCGGCATTAAATGATGAAGGTACTCCAAGATTAGGATTCGGTTCGGATAAAATATTAGACCCATCAACTGGTACAATACGAGATGTTAAATATGGAGATACAACAACAGTTGATGCAGCATTAAAAGTATTGCAATATGAGGTATCTGTATCATATAAAGCAAGATTCGTAGGTACTGGAAAATCAAAAATATCTCAAGCTGAGTTTGATGCTCTTAATAATAAACAAAAAGCAGCGTGTTTAAGCTTTGTTTATAATTGTGGAAGTTTCGCAAATTATCCAAACATTCCTGCCGCAATTAGAGCTAAAGATTATGCAGCCGCAGCAAATGGTTTACTAAATGGTCCGACTAGAGGAGCATCTACTGGTAAATTATATGAAGGTCTAGTTAGAAGAAGAAAAGAGGAAGCAACCCTATTCAGTTCATAATTTTCAAAAATAACAATTTAAATATTTATAAACATAACAAATAATAAAGTATGAATACGGACAAACTATTAAAAGCCATCCAAATTCTTATTAAAGAAGAACTTAAAGAACAATTACCTGCTTTAATTAAGGAAGGTGTGAAGGCTGAAATGAAAAAGATGTTAGCGGAGGGTAAACAACCTGCTAAACCAAAAACTACTGGATTATCAATGGCTAAGGCTATGTTAGATGATGATATCATTGAAGAATCTGTATCAACAAATGCAGCTCCTCAAAAGCAATTTAGTAAAAACCCAATGATTAACCAAATCCTTAATGAAACACGTGGTGGGATTCCACAAGGAGATGGTGGATTTAGAACAATGAATTTTGGACAGGGTGATATGAGTTCAATAGTAGGTAGAACGGCAATCGCCGAAAAAATGGGTTATGGTGATTTAGCGAAAGGACCTTCTCCAACTGGATTGGGTGTAAATACCGGAGTAGCTGAATTGGATAAAGCTTTTAACAGAGATTATTCTGAATTAGTAAAAAGATTTAAGAAGTAATGGCAATTATATTAGGTAGAAAACCAATTATAGAAACTAAAGATTATGAAGACTATGCAGTTGGTTTAGCCTTGCCAATCCAAATAAGTAATGTTGCGTTTAGGCAAAATTACACCGAAATAGAACAACTTAAATCTAACATAAAAAATTTGTTATTAACAAAAAGAGGAGAACGATTAATGAATCCATTCTTTGGAACAGGTGTTGAAACTCTATTATTTGAACAAATAACAGATGATTTTGAAGATAGAGTTCAGGAAATAATAACAAATTCGGTTGAAAGATATATACCAAATGTTAATATCGATGAGATAATTGTTGATATGAGTAATGAAAATAAAGATAAAAATTTAGTGAATATATCATTGAAGTTTAGAAGTAGAAATACTGGAAATTCTGGTGAAGTATCAATGACAATTCAACAAACAGCACCATAATATGAATCCAAAACCTAATAATAAAATGTATAGCGGAAAGGATATAAAATATCTTAATAAAGATTTTTCTGCGTTTAGAGATAATTTAATAGAATTTGCAAAAACATATTTTCCAAAAACAAATACGGATTTTACGGAAGCATCTCCGGGTATGATGTTTATAGAGATGGCATCTTATATAGGAGATGTTTTATCATATTATGTAGATGACACATTTAAAGAATCATTATTAACAACAGCCGAAGACCAAGAAAATGTAATAGCATTAGCTCAATTTTTAGGATATAAACCAAAAGTAACATCACCATCAACAACAACATTGGAAGTGTATCAACTTGTACCTGCTATTGGAAGTGGGGCAGCAAACACCATCGATGGTAAATATTTGTTGAGAATAAAGCAAGGTATGGTAATTGAATCAAAAACCGATGCTATTAAATTCATAACTACTGATGTAATAGATTTTAGAGATGCTAATAATAGAGAGATTACAATATATAAAAGAGATGTAAACACTGGAGACCCAACTTTATATCTTGTTAAAAAATATATACAAGCGATATCTGCTATTCCACAAGTAGCTACTTTTGATTTTGGTTCATACGAACCATTTGCAAATATAACTTTAGAAAATACTAATATTATAGAAATATATGATGTTAGAGATTCCAATGGTAACAAATATTATGAAGTTCCTTACTTAGCTCAAGAAATGGTATTTTTAGATTACCCAAATACAGAATCAAACGATCCTGACCTTGTTCAATTTAAAGATAGCGTTCCTTATATTTTGAAAACTTTAAAAACACCTAGAAGATTTGTTTCTAAAGTTAATGCAGATTTTACAACAACTATACAATTTGGAGCTGGTGACCCAAATGCAAATGATGAACAATTAATTCCAAATCTTAAAAATGTAGGATTAGGATTACCTAATTCAATCAGTAGATTGGAAGAATCATTTGACCCAACTAATTTCTTAAAAACAAAAGCATACGGTATATCTCCATCGAATACAACTATAACTGTTAAATATTATATTGGTGGTGGTGTTGCATCTAATGTAGAAGCTAATGAGATTACAAAAATAACATCTATTGAGTATGATAATGATTATGCTGATTTAAACCAAGCACAAATAGGAACATACAATAGTTTAAAAAATACAGTAGCAATTAGTAATAGAATACCAGCAAATGGCGGTAGAGGAGCTGAAACAATTGAGGAAATCAGACAAAATGCATTAGGTAATTTTGGGGCTCAAAACAGAGCAGTTACATCAAAAGATTATCAGATTAGAGCATTATCAATGCCACCCAAATATGGTGCTATTTCAAAATGTTACGCAACGGCCGATGGTAAGCTGGATAACAATTCACCATCATCTATTTTAGCATCACCAAATGCTTTGCAAGAATTTACTGATTTGGTAATGGGATTCATAGAAAGACCCGATTCCGATGAACCAACTAGAGCTACTGTTAATAACGAAATTCAAAGATTTTTAATTGGAAAAACATCTAATGAAAATGAGAAAAACAATCCATTTGCTATAAATTTATATATGCTAGGAATGGATACTTTTGGAAAATTAACACCAATTAATAGAGCGGTTAAAGAAAATTTAAAGACATATCTAAATGAATATAAAATATTAACGGATGGTGTTAATTTTTCCGATGGATTTATTATAAACATTGGTGTGGATTTTGAAATAATTTGTAATAGAAATGACAACAAATCGGAAGTGGTTACTAAATGTATATTAGAATTACAAAACTATTTTAACATAGATAATTGGTCTTTCAATCAAACAATTAATTTAAGTGAAATAGAAGTATTGCTTGCAAACATTGAAGGAGTATCTTCTGTTACAAAACTTCAAATAGTAAATAAGTGTGGAGGTCAGTATTCACCAAATTCATACAATATAGAAGCTGCAACAAAAAATAAAGTGGTGTATCCATCGTTAGACCCTTCTATTTTTGAACTCAAGTTTCCAAATTCAGATATAAAAGGGAGGGCAAGATAATGGCATACTATTTTTTAACAGCATCAAAAGATGCAACGGTATATTTACAACAACCAAATCAAAACACTGGTTTGGATGAAATATTGGAAGTTAGTAAAGTTTACTTTGGTAATGTAAAAGATGTATCTCATGCTTTACTAAAATTTGATTTAGGTTACCTATCTGCTTCATTGGTAAATGGAAGTATTGGTATGAGTGAAGCAACATTAATGTTGAAAGAATCTCAAACTGAAGAAATACCATTAGAATATACTATACATGCAAATCCAATATCTGGCAGTTGGGAAATGGGAATTGGTACTAGATTTGATGCCATAACCACTAAGGGTGTTACTTGGAATTATAGAGAGGGTGATACAAAAGTAAATTGGTTAGATAATGATTTTAACTCATTCACAACCGCAAGTATAAACGATGGAAGTGGTGGTACTTGGTGGACAAGATATAGTGCATCTCAAAATTTTAATTATGAAAGAGGTGATATCAATATGGATATTAAACCTTTTTTAAAAGTGTGGATGACTGGTTCTATTCCAAACGATGGATTAATGCTAAAATTTGCTAATTCAACTTTGTTTCCTGAAAACATAGAAAGTGATACGCAAGACTATGGAATATTAAGATTATTTAGTAAAGAAACTTTTACAATATACCAACCAAAAATTAGAGTAGGTTGGGATGACCAATCATATATAACAGGTTCATTATTACCATTGACAGCTTCTGATATAAAAGTTGATGTTAGGAACTTTAAAAATGAATATAAAAAAGGTACTAATCCAAAAATAAGAATATTTGGTAGAGAACTATATCCTTTAAAAACATTTGCAAATCAATTTGCATATAATGATATAAAATATCTTCCACTAACAACGTATTATCAAATTAAAGACTTTGCATCGGATGATGTTATAATTCCTTTTAGTGAATATTCAAAAATTAGTTGTGATTTGGAAGGAAATTACATCAAATTAAATTTATCGAATTGGGAAACTGGTAGAGTTTATAAAATAGAATTTAAAGTTGATATGGATGGTGATGTAAAATATTACGATAATAAAATAACATTTAGCATTACAAATAGTTAAAATGAGAAGAATACAAAACTCAGGATTACGAAACTTAAGTTTACTTGATGATATAAGTAAAAGTGGGTCTTTGGTTGTGCCTAAAACCAGCGAAAATTCGTATCAATTTAACGAAGAAAATGAATTAGATGGTGTAATTTTTGGAAAGTTATCAAATCCCAAATATAATGAAAATGATTTAATAAAATCAGTAGATACTCGTATATTTGAATTGATACCAGCTGAACCACCACCATTGGATGATGATGTTCCTAGGCCTGTTTATAATGAAGTAACACAATCGGTAATCGATTTGACTGAAGAAGTAATTAGATTAAATACAATAGTAGTTGATTTAACGGCTAAAGTTAGTGAACTTGAAATTGTTTCTGAAAGTTTAAGAGTTGATGTTGATGCTCAAAAAATATTAGTAGCATCATTTGAAAACCAATTAAACCAATCTAATATAAAAATATCATCTACCGTTGTTGATTTACAAAATTCTATACAAAGAGGTACTGCTGAAGCTATACAAAGAGTTTCTCTTACTGCTCGTAATCAATCATTAAAAGAACAAAACGACCAATATAGAGAAATATTAGAAGGTAAGCAAGCTAAAATTGCAGAAGGTGCAAAAGTTGGTATGGATTTCTCTGTTAAGAGTGTACAAAAAGGCTCACCTCAATTTGGAGATTTAACTTATAGAGCTAGAGCAAAAGATGATGGTAATGGACAATGGATAAATGGGCCTGATGTTGAAGTTTATAATTTCTCAAGAGAACCAATAACACTTACGTTTGAAGAAAGTGGACAGACTATAGGTTCTTTTGAAAAAATTGCATCATTCACACTACAACCAAAGCAAACGAAGTTTTTCACTGTAAAAACAATCCCATCAAAAATAGATAGTTTCAGACCTTCAGCTGGTGTTACTTTATTGGGTGATACTGAATATAAAGGTAGCTTAATTGTTAAATCTCAAAAATCAAATGTAAATGTATCTGTTTCAATTCAAAAACAAGTTGGAACTAGTTGGAGTGGGTAATATTAATAAAAAATAAAATATGGCAGCATCGGGATTAAGAAATTTTAAAGAAATAATTCAAAACAAAGCTTATCGAATTAACCCAAATGATAGAAAAATATTTGAGCAAGGCGATTTACAGTCTTTTTTTGGATTAAGCGAAGATGATGTTATTGAATTTATTATGTATGATTTTTCTGAAAATCAATTACCGCAAAAAAATAATGGTTTAGTTAGATATATATCTCTTACAACTGAAAATATAAGTGATTATTTTTTATTAGCTGAAGGTACTGTTTTAACCAAAAACAATTTACCATCTGAATATTTTATTGATGTTGAAAGATTGATAAAAGAAGCTGGATATGAAAATGGATTATTTAAAACACAAATTTCTCTTATAAATAAAAGACTTGGGTCTTATAAATTAGATGATAAAGTTTGGATTAGTGAGATATCACCATCCAGAACAGAACTTAGATTATTCCCATTAGAAAAAAGTCCAAATATAGATGATATAAAAGAAAGATTTGATATATTCTATAATAATGGTGATTTTAGAAATGACATAATTTATAATGCATTAAGATTGGTTGAATCTATAAATCCTTCTGTAATTGATGATTTTATAAAAAATACATACGGACAGGGATGGTATGAAAAATTAAAAACGGAGTATAAAATTTTTAATTTCGATTCATTTAGTGCTAACGTACATAAAAAATTTGTAGAATCTGCATATTATGAATTTACAAATAGAATATCCGATGTTAAAGATTTAAATTATGGTAAACCAAGAAAAACAAAACCAAGATTACAATTAGCAGAAAATACAATAGTAAAACGATTATCGGAACTTATTGTTAATTCTATTAATTTTTATTTATCTCAAAAAGACGAACAATTATCCGCTACATCTATAAATGCTAATATTGCTAGTATGGATGATGCGACATCTATATTACAATCAAAATCATCTGATATACAAATTGATACTAAAGTACCTGAACTTAAAACAGTTATAATAGAGAAGCCAACACAAAGCGAAAAGAAATTACAATTTAAGAAAAAGATAGCAGTAGAGTTTCCAACAGATACTCCACCTAAAGTGATTGTACAACCTGTTGAAGTAGAAAATCCAAAAACTGGGGAAATTAAAACAATAGAAGTACCACCGGATAATGATATCGATGTATTACCAATTATAATAGAAACACCTGGTCCATCTACTGGTGGAGGTGGTGGTGGTTTCACTGGTGGTGGTTTTACGGAAGTTGATCGTGGTGATGGTAGAATTGGTAGAGATAGAATTTACGAAGGTGGTAGAGAAAATATACAATAAAATATTTATTAAGTAATGGCAGAAGCAAATTATGGAATATTCGGGGATGATTTTTCGTTAGAGGGAACAAACCCTGCAAGTGTACTTAGTAGTATTAGTGATACATCTGTGTCTTTTGGTGGGGGTGGTGGTGGTGGAGTAGCCACATCAACTCCAACTAATGTGATAATTCCTATCACAACAAATCCAAATGCATACGGTACTATAAATGCAAATAGTAATGTAATAGTAAATGTAAAATCAAATCAAGAATCACAAATACTTGTAAATTCTGAAAATACATTTAAAAGAACAACAGATAAATTAGATATATCTGTACATGATTTGTTAAAGGTAGGTAGTAAAACAATTACTGTAGAAAAATCTGGATTTAAATCAAATGAAAAATATGTATTTAAAGCAGTACCTAATCTTAATTTTAATTTTAGTAATTTAGATTTTAATATAAATTTAGGAGATAGTTTAATTGGATATCAAAATAGATTATTACCAAATTATAACGAACCATTAGGACCTACAAATCAACCTATATATACCAATACACCTCCGTTTCAAATAATAGTAGAGTATTATAAAAACGAAGAAATACAAATATTTCAATACGATACTGCTAGCCAAATAATTGATATAAATTTTAATTTAGAAAAAGGACAAGTACCAATAGAGGCAAATCCCGTAGATTTAAATGCAACTATTACAATTGATATAGAAGGTATTACTGATTCTGTTTTATATTCAAATGGTATGGTTGCCGATACTTTAACTACCGGTAGAGTATATACATATACTGAAAAAATTGGAAGTGAAATATCTATATCATCTTCCGATTTACAAAGTCATATAATATCAAAAATTATAGTTACAAATGCAAATGGACAGGTAGAAGAAGTACTTCCAGATGCTGCTACTGCGGCTTCCGGTCTTTTAAATAACACAATTACAAATTCAAGTGTATTTTTACAATTTGAAGTTGCCGGTAACACAAAAATATCAATAACAACAGTAGCTGCACCAACTACTAGATTGTTACCATCTATTGAATTTTCAAATAAAGAAAGTAATAGAAAATATAATATAAACGAAAAATCGGATATACCTATTGGTATAATTAAGAATGGTGTAGTATCCGATGTAGCTATTTATATAGGTGATAAAGTATATAAATACACAAAGTTAAACCAAGAGCCAAATTTACAACCTGGAATATTTGTAACAATTCCAGCATCCGCTATTGAAAATATAGGAAATTATAGAGTGGTATTAGTACCATCTACAACTAAAAAAACAGGCTTAGGTGTTTTATCAACTAATGGAAATTTTGATGGAACTCCGATTGAATTTACTTTAAATGTTGTAAACGAAGTTTTTGTTGGTGTACCTGATATTAGAAATATATCATATCCATCTGAACTAATCGGACCTGATTTTGTTGGAACTGATGTTAATTTTGAAATATCATACGAATCAGTAAATACCGATTATGTTAGAATATTCAATGGCACTAATTATACACAGGTATCACCAAACGGAAAGGTTAGATTAAACATAAAGAAGTTAATAGAACTTGGTGGTAATAATATAGCAGAAGACCAAAATAATATTGTATTAAATTTAAAATTAGTACCATATAATATTAGCGGTATTGAAACTGTTGTTGGTAAAGAGGAATTTATTACTATTAAATTTGTAAAGAGTAATTTTACTATACCAAGAAACGTTGCTATTAATAGAATAGCGGAAGGCTTTATAAATCAATTTGATAGAAGTATATTAAGAGAAAAAAACTCTAAATACTTAACTCACCTTTTACACTTTGGTGATGGTGATAACAAATTAATTACAACATGGACGGGTAGTCAAAATTCTTTAATATTAAAATTATACGAGCCACTACCAACTTCAGTACAAACAAATCAACAAGTTTGGGTTTCTAAAATTTTAGCAAATCCAATAATTGATACTGTACGTTTGATTGGAGATACCACTCAAAACTGTCCGCCATTAAGAGGGCCTAATTTTTCTTTAGATGTTGATAATGGAATTGGATATCAAGTGTTTGATGAATTAGTAGCAAGTGGTTCTTATTCATCTAACCTATTATATAACAATTATGTATCATCGAAAGGAATTGATACTTCTAAATTAAATATTCAATATGTAAGTGGTTCTGATTATGCTTGGGGTAATTATGTAAATTTTGGGTCTGCCGAAGAAAGGGTAAATAATTTTATTTATAAAATTGGTATACTTGAAAAATATATTATAGAATATCAAGCGCTTATAGGACAAACATTTGATACAGGTTATATTCTTACAGAAGATTCTATGGGAATTTTCACACCTGAAATAGAAGGTAATGAAGTACTCAATACTTAAAGCTCATTAGATATAACAACGGAAATTGCAATAAAATATGGGCAATATTCAATTGATGAGTCTGGCACTTTATTAAATAAAATCAATAACATAATACAAAACTTTGATGGTTTTGAAAAATATTTATATACATCAACCAATGAATTAGCATATCCTAAATTTGATAATGCTAGCGAAAATGGTATAGTTAGAAAAGTAAATTATTTATCAACATCAGACCAAGCTAAATTATGGTATAACAATATAGTTGCATCTGCGGAGTATTATGATAGATACAATTCAAATTATTTAGTAAATAATCTTCCTCTTTTTATACAAGAAGATTATGATAATAATGATTTCATTGTATTTTTGGATATGATAGGTCAGCATTTTGACATAATATGGGCCTATATAAATTCTCTTAGAGATAGTAAAAAATTAGGAGAACTTCAATCCAAAAATATAATAAATACAATTGTTGGTCCTGTCTTGGAATCTTTTGGTTGGGATACTAAGAGAGCTTTTAATTCCAATTTCCTTTGGGAGCATGTATATGGTACTAACAAAGAAGGTAATCAAATATATTCAATGCCTCTTGATGAAGCAAACAATCAAGTTTGGAGAAGAATATTAAATAACTTACCATATCTATTAAAACATAAAGGAACGGGTAGAGCAATGAAAGCTATTATGGCTTGTTATGGTGTACCACAATCTTTATTGACAATAATGGAATTTGGTGGCCCGCAAGACCCAACAAAAGATGCAACTACTAAATTTACATTCGATGATAGAACAGCTGCAATTTATTTGACAGGTAGTTTAAATCAAAATGGTAGTTCGAATATTAAAGTTCCTTGGAAAGTAGCACCAACAACAGGTAATTATCCAGCTTGTGTTGAATTTAGAATAAAGCCTGCAAAACTACCTGAAACATCTTATACTATAATTTCTGGAAGTGAGTGGAAGGTAGATTTGGTTAGAACTACTGGTTCGTTTGCTTCATTAGAATTAAACTTTGGTGGTGATGTTGGTGAAGCAACATATTTTGATGAACCTTTTATTAGTGCATCCGTATCGACTTATTATATAGATAATAATGTTGAATATGTATATGGTCCTGAATTTAAAACAGGAAGTATTAATATTCCAGTATCATTAGAGAACTATACAAATATTTCTATAAATAGATACAACTATGGTGGTTCTCAATCACAATATGAAGTTTGGTTCGCAACATCCGATGGTATTAGAATAAATACATTTGTTAGTATGTCATTACTGACATCTGATAATCAATGGGAAACTGGTTCTACTTTACAAATAGGTGGTAATGGGTTTGAGGGTAATGTTGATGAGGTTCGTCTATGGACTGTTACTTTACAAAGAAGTAAATTTGAAAATCATACTTTATTTCCTGATGCTATTAATGGTAATTCATATACAGCATCAACTGCCGATTTATTATTCCGTTTAGATTTTGAATATCCAAAAGATAGAACAGCTGACTCTTTTATTAAAAATGTAGCAATAAATGAAAGTTATACAGAACCATTTGGATTTGCAAATAATATGTATTCGGCATCTGTATATCCATATCAATACACACCATACGATAGAACTGTAACAGCTACTGTTCCATCTTTAGGATTTAATGTTTCTAATAAAATTCGTTTTGAAGAACAAACTTTAGTAACAAATTTATCACATAAAGTTAGAGCAACTAAAAAATCATTTGATAGAGCTCCAATAGATTCAAATCGTTTAGGATTATTCTTCTCTCCAATTAAGGAGTTGAATATGGATATCTTAAAAGCATTTGGAGATTTTAATATTGATAACTATATTGGAGACCCATCGGATGAATATAAAGATAATTACAAACAATTAAGTGTTCTTAGAAACTATTACTTTGAAAGACTTGATAGAAACATTTACGAATACATTCAGTTAGTAAGATATATTGATAAATCTTTGTTTGATGTATTAGATGATTTGGCACCTGCTAGAGCAAAGGTATCAAAAGGTTTATTAATTGAACCTCACTATTTGGAAAGAAGTAAAATTAAATGGACAAAACCTGAATCACTTAGAAATGATTTTGATACAACTATATCAACATTTGATGATGTAGCAATAGATTCTACTTTCAATTATAATGAAGGTGAGTTGAATGCACAAGAAATAGCAACATTGGAAAGTAATTTAAACAACTTCGATGGTGTTGTTGATGCGGATAGTGCAATTTCATTAGAAAGTACAAATCCAACGTATGAATCTGAAATAGAAAATAATTTTGTAGATATATTAGATACTGAATATCCTACATACCCATCTCAAGGTTCTGTAAATATTGAGTGTCCTACTGGTGCAAGTTTATATGGTGAGGTTGATTCGTTTTCATCTACTCAAATTGGTATGGATAGAAATTCATTGGCAAACTTAGGATATGGTTTATATGCTAAGAGAGGAAATTCTATTTATAGAAGATTTGATGATATATTTGGAAACTTAGAAACAACTGGTAGTAGAGTTAGTGCATTCTTAGTAAAAGAATC